CATATTTGTTGCAATAAAGATAATCACCTTCAATTTGATAGAATCTATCAGTTATAGGACTGTCTAAATTAAGAACCTGAAGACAGTCATGAGGTAGTGCATATGCTTTTGTATAACCGTAAACAGGTGTGAAATTTGCAACTTCTGCAAGAACTGCACGTTTAATTGAAAAACTTGCGTTCATATTCAACAGTAAAGATTTTCTTACCGTGTCATACCACATTCTACACTTTTCACTTTGCTTTGTTTTTTCATCAATAGCAGTAATATTTCTAACGTTGCAATAATCAAGTGCCATATTGCATATATCAAGAACAGATGTAATCATAATTATTTCCCTTTTTTATACGAAAAAAGACAGACCTGTAACTTAATACAAGTCTGCCTTTTTTATTTACTACATAGTAGAAGTCAAGATTATAACTTTAGAACCTTGAAGTCTAACTGCTTTAACCCACATATCAATTGTTACTTCCCAAGAGTTTACGTGAGTTGCAGAACGTTCACAGTCAAGTCTTCCGATTTCAACTGCAAAAGCAATAGATTTCGGAGCCATGAGAACGTTTGAACGAACGTTTGCAGAAGATTCAGGTAATATCGGTAAATCAACCGTTGTACCACCTTGAACATTACCTGCAAAAGTTACTACGTTGAAACCTGAAGCATTTGTTATTGTGCCTCTGTCAACTACGTGTTGATTAGAATACAATGCGTTCATGTATTTGTCATCATTACGTAATGCTTCTTCTTCTGAAGCAGAAATTGCAAGTGTTATACCGTCAGTTTCAACATACTGATTTTTGAACTGCGTAATAGCAGGTGAAATAACAGTTGCATAGTTGAAGTTTGAAGTTCCTGCAATAGTTACAACACCGTCTTGAGCCGCAGTTAAAGTTGAACCTTCAGCATCAGGTGCACCAACTGTAACAGAACCAACAGCCGCATCAATAATACATTTATCTGTTAATCTGTTTTTTGCTTCTTTCAAGTTTTGGAACAAGTCAGAAGTAGGGTCAGTAATAAGTTTTACTGCACGGTCATAAGAATCAACAAGGTAAGTACCTGTGAATCTTTTTGCAACAGATTTTCTGTTGTCGTTTCTAATAGTCAAGTATTGTTTAGAAGGGTTTCTACCTGAAGCAGTAACGTCAACAAGGTCATTACCTTCAATACGTGAAATGTTAGAAATACCTTTGATGTCCATGTGCTTAATAGCAGGGCAATTCAAAAGTTTTGTGTCCTTATTAGCCGCTAATCTTTCAAAGTTTTTTTCGAAAAGCAGTAAGGTCGCATGGTCTAAATTCGGGTTTGCAATAACTGTCATTTTTTTGTTTCCTTTCGTGTTTGTGATTACAAACCGAATCAGAAACTTTCTGAAGGTTTGCAATCTGTGTAATACTGCTTTACTTCTTCAGAAATTGCCTGACACAAGTCAGATTCTCTTTGAAAGTAATTTGTTGAATTATGAGTGCTTTCGCTTGTTCTAATTCAACGGTTTTTGCACATGGTTATGTGCCTTGCAAGTCATCAAGTGAAGGATAACCGTCACCTGTTTCACCGTCACCTGCATCTTGTTGACCTTCGTCTTGACCGTCATCAAAATTACCTGTCATAGCAAGTATGCCGTTTGCAACTGTTTGACCTGCGTTCTTGATAAAGTCAGATAATGATTTTTTCTTAATTACCTGTTTTTTACCAAGATAATTGTCAACAACTTCAACTACAAGTTTTTCATCACCCAAGTCTAACTTTAATGTTCCGTCAGGTTGACGTTTGTAGAAAGAAAGTTTTGCTTGTTCTTCAGGTGTCTTCATAGGAATTTTCAGCACTTTTTTCATGTATGCTTCCATTGCCTTGTAGCGAAGTTCTGTAATTGACATTGTGTTTGGTAGAGGTATTTCAAAAATGTCGTACATACAAGCAAGTTCTTGTATTTCCTGTTCATTCATTTCTGAAATTTCTTTACCTGCAAGTGGAAAATCGTCACTGACTTTTTGCACGTCTGTAATCAGCCATGAACGAATTCCCGATAATAAAGGTTTGTTTTTCTGTTTTCTAATTAAAATAGGTAAGAATCTTCTTAAAATGTGCGAACCTGCACCTTCAGGATAGAATCTTGATAATTTAATTTCAAAAGAAAAATTTGTGTAATCTTTACCTGAACCTTTGTCAGTTTCATAAATACCTTCAACTTTGTATAAATATTCTGCCATAGTAATATTCCCTTTCAATTTAAAATTCTGTACTAACTATTTAAACAACTCTTGCATGCGTTTAACAATTGCTTCACGTTCACCTGCTTTTTGGTTCGGTGTATTGTCAAGTTCAACAAGACGGTTATAAAGTCTGTCATATTCTGCATTTCTATCTGCTTCAGACATTCTGATTTTTGCAGGGTTAGAAGAATTTGCAGAACCTTCTTTATATCCGTATTTATCAACCAAACCTTTAGCAACACGGTAGAACATTTCTATTGTGTAGTTTGGTGCAGTTTTCTGAAGAAAATCTTGGTCTTCTTGTGGTAAGAATTCTTTAAGAAGTCCTTCAACTGTCTTTCTTTCTTGCTGATTATTGGCAAACATTGTGTTAATACTGTTTTCTAAATCGTCAGCATTTGTGTATTTTTGAAACTCTTGAATTTCAAAATCTGTGTAAGATTTCAAAAGACCTTGACCTTGTTCTTTTGATAAACCTAATTCTTTGAATTTATCACCGAAGAAACCAAGTGCTTCTTCAGGATATTGGTATTCAATTGTTCCGTCTTCATTTTTCAGAATATCATTGAACGCATAACCTTCAGCATTTTCAGGAACTTCAACCTGATTACCGATTTGTTTTGATAATGCTTCTTTGATTTCTTCATAGTTGTCTAAACTTTTCAGGTCTGTTGTTTTAATGTAGTCTTCAACCTTTTTACCGATAAGAGTTTGAGAATTGTCATAACTTCTGAAAAGTTCTGTTTTTAATTCATCACCTGATTTACCGTCAAAAAATTTAGTCCAACCTTTCTCTTTGTATTCTTCAGGAATAGCAAAGTCAGAACCTTGTGAACCACCGTCTGAACCTTGACCACCTTCAGAACCTTGTGAACCGTCAATGCCTTGACCGTCATTTTCAAAATTGTCATCATTCATGTTTTCGTTTTCTCCTTAAATTTGTAAATCGTCTTCATCAAAAATTTCAATTTGTGCAAGTGTTTCTTTCGGTATAACGTTTCTGATAATCGTCCAAATATCACGTCTGCCTTTTTTGTATATCAGAATTTCATTGTTTATATTCAAGTCTTGTTCTGACCAAAAACATAAACGTTTCAGATACTTCAAAAAGAACTTACCGTTTACCGTTGAAAATACTTCTTTACTTGCAAGTTTAAGGTCTTCAATAACCTTCTTTTGTTTTTCCTCTGCTTCTTTTTGCTTCTTTAGAAGTTCATCAACCTTACTGTTGGTTTGCATAAATTTGTGCACCGTCCTTTCCTGCTGAAGCCATATTTTTAGCAACTTGTGACTGTTGAAGAAGTGCTTGTTGTTCTGCCTGTGCTTTTTGTTCTTCTTCCATTGCTTTCAATAGTTCTTCATAATCGTATTTATTTTTAATCAAATTATCATTTACCAAATTTGAAACTGATTTAAGCAGTTCAAGGAATTCATAAGCATTTATTGCGTGTACAAGTTCAGGTTTAATCTGAAGAACTGCATTAAGGTATTGTAAAAATCTTCCAATTGCTTCATAGACTTCAGCATTGCAAAGTTTTTCAAGTTCACCGTTAAACTTCAGTTTGTACCACATTTTATTGTCTTTAATTGCATCAGTAATAATTTCAGGAATAAAGTCACCTTCTTTAATTATCTTTTGTTTGTATGCAATTTGTTCTTCAGTGTCTTCAGGTAATTCTTGAACTTCATCAAAAGTTTTACCGAATAAACCACAGTCAGCAATAATTGAAATTGCTCTATGACATGTAGGTTCAATTGTTTCAGATTTTTCTTGTGTTAATAGTCCATTTATTGACTTACCTCTTATAGACATTCTGTAACTTGATTCTGTTGCAGTCATTTGTGTTTGATTATTGAAGTCAAGAAGTTGGTCAATTTTGAAAATATTAACAATATCTTTCTTCAATTCAGGTATCAAGAAATTAACAACTGCTGAAATATCACCAACTTGTGAAATTGGAAATACAGGACTTTGACCGTTTGCTTGTGCTTGTGGGTTAAAGGTTGTCACTGAACCTGCTGAACGGTTGAATACATTACCTGCAACAAGTGCACCTGATATAACACCAAGTGCAGGGTCAGTTGTCTTTTCAATGTTATCAACCGTATTACCTGCAATGTGGTTTAACATCTTAATTGATGATATTGCAAGTGTACCTGAACTTTCACCGTAAACCTGATTATTTACACGAATTGCACGACACATTGCAATAGGTAATTTATTGAAATAATCAACTTTGAAAACTTTACTTTCAGAGTTTTCAATAAACCAATAACCTTTATAACGTGCACCGTTTTTACCACGTTTACCCATAACAAATGAATTGTTCGGTAATATTCCGAATATGATTTTAAACTTCTGATTAAACTTGTTATTTTCAATTGCTCTTTGCATTTCATCAGGCAAATTGTTTTTAAGTTCTTCAGAGGGTGAACCGTCTT